CACACTGCAGCAGTAGGCGTGTTCAACGGTTGTAACTACATTGATCCAACCACTGGTAAACCTACATGGAAGAACTACTATCCAGGTAGCGTTAACATCACTCAAGGCACTATCCAAGCTGATGTTATCGATGATCCAGCACAATTATTCATCATTCAATGCGATGAAGGCTTAACACAAGCTCAAATTGGTTTCAATGCTGATGTAGTTGCAGGTTCAGGCAACACAACTACAGGTCAATCTGCAATGGAGTTAGATTCTTCTACTATCGCCAAAACAGCAGCTTTGAACTTGAAAATCGTTGGTTTATACAACGTTCCAGGCAACGAATTCGGCACTAACGCCGTTGCGGTTGTAAAAATCAATGAACATCTATTCGGCAGCGCTGGCGTTGCTGGTCAAGGAGCTTAATCATGGCAATTTCACGTTCCCAACTAGTAAAAGAACTTGAGCCAGGTCTGAACGCATTGTTCGGCATGGAATACAAGGGTTACGAAAAAGAGCACGAGCAAATCTACGATACTGAAACTTCTGACCGTGCGTTTGAAGAAGAAGTAATGTTATCAGGCTTCGGTGAAGCTCCTGTTAAAACTGAGGGTGCTGGCGTTTCATACGACAATGCTCAAGAAGTTTACACAGCACGCTACACACACGAAACCATTGCTTTGGCTTATTCATTAACTGAAGAAGCTGTTGAAGATAACTTGTACGCATCACTTGCTGCTCGTTACACTAAAGCATTAGCTCGTTCAATGGCAACAACAAAACAAATCAAAGCAGCAGCCGTATTAAACAACGCGTTTACTACAGCAATCGGCGGCGACGGCAAACCTTTGTGTGCAACTGACCATCCAACATTGTCTGGTCCAGATCTACGCAACGAATTGACAACTCCAGCTGACTTAAGCGAAACTTCACTTGAGCAAGCTTTGATTGACATCGCAGCATTCACTGACGAACGTGGTTTAAAAATCGCGGTCCGTGGTTTGAAATTAATTGTTCCAAAAGAACTACAATTTACCTCAGATCGTATTTTGAAATCTACATTACGTGTTGGTACTGCTGATAATGATATCAATGCTATCAAAAACATGGGTATGGTTCCTCAAGGTTACACTGTAAACCATTACTTAACAGACCCAGACGCTTGGTTCATCAAAACTGATGCTCCTAACGGCATGAAAATGTTTGAACGTGTTGCGTTCAAAACTGGCTTTGAAGGTGATTTTGATACAGGTAACGTACGGTACAAAGCACGTGAGCGTTATAGCTTTGGCTACAGCGATCCACGCGGTATCTTTGGTTGCCCAGGTACACCTTAATTCAACGGTAATACGTAGAATGGAAAGCCACCTTCGGGTGGCTTTTTTGTTGCAAAAAGACCTTTTATTTTTCTGTAGATGGTGTATATTGTGAGTATTCCGGGAATTATCCGGCTTATTAGACTGTCCCGGCAGACGCATACGAGACTAATAAGCTTAACTTTGTATGGAGAAATTCAAATGGCTTCAACCACGTTTTCCGGACCAGTCACATCTACAAATGGCTTTATTGGCGACATTACAGGTAATGTAACAGGTAATGTAACAGGTAATGTAACAGGTAATATCACAGGCAATATTGCAGGAACAGGCAGAATCACTCATGCTACGACCTCAGCAATTAACGCCACTGCCGTAGCAACCGCAGCACAAGTAGCTACAGGTTATATTACATCTACATCAGCAGCAGCTACAGCAATCACACTTCCTACAGGTACTTTACTTGGCGCTGCACTTGGCGCAGTTAGAGGTAGTGTTTTTGACTTATACGTTGATAACACTGCAGGTGCAAGCACTGTAACTATGGTAGTAGCTGTAAACGGCATTTTATCTGACGCTGCAACTACCACTGCGGCTAGCTTCGGTCAGCTAACTATTGCTGCTGGCGCTACAGGTATTGCACGTTTTACATTAATGTTTGCAAGCGCAACTGCCTATACATTCACACGTACAGCTTAATTAACGCTCTAATCTAAGGAGATTAATTATGGCAAATTTAGGTGTAGTAAGGTCAATTACTCAAGTAGGTACTTACGAACCGTTTGAGCTTCAAGTAGCTCGTGGTCAGATTACTGGTCATGAAGTAGTAAACGTATTTGGGTATAGCACAGGAACTCCAAATACAGGGTTCATCGCAGCTTGGGAAAACAACACTACGTATGCATTTCCAACGGTTGCTTCTACAATGTTGGTTACAAGTAGTTCTGCTTCTGATACAGCTGTTACTATTTTAATTTCTGGTTTAGACGCAGATTATAATCGCATTAGTGAATCAGTTGCTTTAAATGGTACAACTGCGGTAGATACCGTTAATACCTATTGGCGCATTAACAGTGTTTTTACAACAGCTGGTAATGCAGTTGGTACTATGTATGTTAAAAATGCTGGTGGCACAACTTACGCACAGGTAACTATTGGTGCAGGTAGAACTAATATGTCAGTTTATACTGTACCAGCTGGTTATACGGCATACTGGACTGAATTTAATGCATTCTCTTCTACCTCTGTAACTTCAGGGGTATATGCAACTTTCAGAGCATTGCTTACCAGTCCGGCTGGGTCTAATAACGTAACGCTATCTATTCCGTTTCTAAACGACTTTAGTGTTACTCGCCCATATCCTGTTGGATACGCTGAAAAAACAGATGTTCAATGGCAAAATAAATCTAGTGGTGCAGCGTTAGCTATTGGTACTTTAGCTATTGGTGTATTAGTTAAAAATAACCTTACTGGTAGTTAGGGTAAATTATGTACTCCGGGGAAGAAAGAAGAGTGAATAATACGGAGCTGTTGGAGCTTATACAAGCTACGATTAAAGAAACGATAGTCCAAGTAGCCCTAGAGCACCCACTAACACCAGAAGAGATCACTTGGGTTAGATTAGCGATTAAAGCAGAAGCTAAACGGGATGCCTTTAGGCAAGCGGTTATTGATAAAACACTAACAGGTCTGATAGTAACAATGCTAAGTGCGCTAGGAATATATTTGTTACAATATTTTAACACGCATTGGGACTGGACAAAGTAGTAGTAATTTAACTAAGGAGAAATATTATGGCTGGAAAAGGTATGGGTGCAGCAACTGCTGGTGGTGGTTGTGTTGAAAAAGGCTCACGCAATAAAATGGTATCACAAACAAGTAAAACTACGGGTCCTGTGTTTTTAGCGGACGGTGGTGACGTAAGTCCTCGCAAACGCATGGCTATGGGTTTGAAAGATGGCGGTAGTGCTAAAAAAATGAAAATGGGTGGTAAATGCTAGATGGCTACTTCAGGTACCACGATATTTGATCTACAGATTGATGAGCTTATAGAAGAGTCTTTTGAACGTTGTGGCATGCAAATGACCAACGGAAATCAACTTAAAACAGCTCGTCGTTCACTCAATCTAATGTTTTTAGAGTGGGCAAATCGTGGCCTGAACCTTTGGACTATTGAACTTGCTACAGCTAACCTGACGGTCGGTCAAATAGAAGTTGTGTTGGATACGGATACTGTAAACGTGCTTTCAGCCGTTATCAGAGATTTGTCCCAAAGCCCTTCTGTTGACATTGTAATTGATAGGATTAGTCGTGCCGAGTACTTGCATATTCCGGATAAATCAACACAGGCAAGGCCTGCCCAGTTATATGTGGAACGTACCAACATTCCTAAAGTATACCTGTACCCAACGCCTAGTGCCTCCAATTTATATCAACTTAGGTACTATCGTATTAAACGAATGGACGATGCGGGGGAATACTCCAATACAGCGGATGTTAATTTCCGTTTCTTGCCTTGTCTAGCTGCTGGATTGGCTTACTACTTGTCCCTTAAATTTACTCCTGATCGTACGCCCGCTTTAAAAGCGCTATATGAAGAAGAGTTCGCACGTGCAGCGGCAGAGGATAGGGATACCGCAAGCGCCCACTTTGTACCAGACGTAATGGGATATTAATGTGGCATATGCTTCTGGTAAGTACGCGTTTGGATTATGCGATTACTGCGGACAGCGGTACCCGTACAACGTATTAAGAAAAAACTGGCGCGGATTTAAAGTCTGTCCAGACGACTATGAACCAAAAGAGCCTCAGCTAGAGCCCTTGCAGTTTGTGGCAGATGCCCAAGCCCTTGAGCAACCTAGGCCCGATCGAGTAGAGCCGCTGGTTGTGTTTGTAGGAGCGCCTGGAGACACTGCGTTTCAGAGTAGAGGAAGTGCAACGAATACCATAGATATGCGTCCTGCTACAGAAGATAGGGATTTATATGCAGTAAGTGCGCTAGGAACAGTTACGGTGGAAATAACATGACATATGATGAACTAGTAACAAATATTAGAAACTACACCGAAGTGGGCAGTAATGTATTTACTGAGCCTGTGATTAATACATTTATTACAATGTCTGAAAATAGGATTCTTAGGGACATCGACCTTGATGACTTTAAAAAAGAATCTACCGGAACGATGACAAGTGGTAATAGATTTTTAACGGCTCCGACTGACTTGCTTACACACCGTTACCTAATCTTAACAGATGCAGCCGGTGATCAAATTTTCCTAGAATTTAGAGATACCTCTTTCTTAAAAGAATATTGGGTAGATGGCACTACAACGGGTGTTCCTAAATTTTATTCCGTATGGGATCAAAACACGTTTTACATTGCCCCTACCCCTAATGCCAACTTTTCAGTAGAAATAGGTTATATTCGCAAGCCTACTACATTATCTTCTACTAATACCGAAACATGGGTCAGTATTAACGCGCCTGAAGCGCTTTTATATGCTTGCTTGATACAAGCCTATAGCTATACAAAAGGACCGCCTGACATGATGGCATACTTTGAAAACAGCTACAAACAAGCTATTCAAGGGCTTGGCGTTGAACAACAAGGCCGTCGTCGTCGCGATGAATACCGTGACGGTATGGCAAGACTGGTTGTCCAGTCTCCTTCTCCAAGGTAAGGTATATAAATGGCTATTACACAAACACTATGCTCCTCCTTTAAACAAGAACTCTTGCAGGCATTGCATGATTTTGATGTGGTGGGAGGCAATACCTTTAAGATTGCCTTATACACTGATGCCGCTGTTTTAAACGCTTCTACTACGGTATATACGACTGTGGGGGAAGTGGCTGCAAGCGGGTCATATACTGCAGGAGGGGGTACTCTAACGAAGGTTGGTACTTCGGTATCTGGAACGATCGGCTACACCAGTTTCAGTGATATTTCATTTACCGCATCAACTATTACAGCATTTGGGGCTTTAGTATATAATGCATCAAATGGCAATAGGGCCGTGGCGGTGTTAAATTTTGGATCAGAGAAGGTTTCAGTAAATAATACATTTACCATTCGTTTTCCCCCAAATAATGCGTCAAGCGCTATTATTAGAATCATCTAAGGAGTTATTTATGTTTAAAGAAAAAGTACAAATGGCGGATGTATGCGAAGCTTCAGTAGACCGAGGCGCTAATCATTCTGAATCAACCAGCATTTTAGGCTACTACACTGTTGAGTGTCATGACGCTAGCGGCGCTTTAAAGTGGACAGATGATATCCACAACCTGGTGACTACTATCGGTAAAAACCTAACAATGGATACTGTTCTTGGTAATAGTGCCGCAGGTGCAGTAGTGATGGGGCTAAAAGGTGTAGGTACAGCTGATGTTGCTGATACACAAGCCTCTCATGCTACTTGGCTAGAAGTTGGCGGTGCTAATGCTCCAACATACACAGGTACTCGTAAAACTCCAACATTTGGATCAGCATCAGGTGGTGTTAAAACTACATCAGCAGCAGTTGTATTTGCAATGACAGGTTCAGGTACGGTAGCAGGTTGCTTCATCAATATTGGTGGTTCAGCTACTAAAGACGATACAACAGGTACACTATTCAGTGCTGGTGACTTTACAGCCGGTAATAAGATTGTAACTTCAGGCGATACGCTTTCTATTACATACGCTGCAACAGCTGCTTAATTAGGAGCCACAAATGGCGTTAGTCTTACGGGATAGGGTCAAAGAGACCGCTACTTCGCCCGGTACTGGCACGGTAACACTGCTTGGAGCCTCCACAGGCTATCAGGCTTTTTCCGTTATCGGTGATACTAATACATGCTACTACTGTATTGCAGACCAAGGGGGACCGAACTGGGAAGTTGGTATAGGTACTTACACACTTTCAGGTACTACACTAGCTAGAACTACACCTATATCTGGTAGTGCAGTAACCCCTGTAGACTTCTCTTCTGGTACACAAGATGTTTTTGTAACCTATCCTTCTGAAAAGGGTGTGTGGTTAGATGCATCAGGTAATGCAATTGGTTTAGGTACACCAGCAGCATTTGTAGGTACTAATATCACAGGTACAGCTTCAGGTTTAACCGCAGGCACTGTAACTACTAATGCTAATCTAACAGGTGGTGTGACTTCAGTAGGCAATGCCGCTACGGTGGTAACTAATGCCAATCTAACAGGTGGGGTAACATCGGTAGGCAATGCCGCTACGGTGGTAACTAATGCCAATCTAACGGGTGCAGTAACTTCTGTTGGTAACGCTACAACGATGAACTCGGCACTTGATTCTCTTACTGATGTAATTATTGCTGCACCTGTATTAGACCAAATCATAAGATACAATGGTACAGATTGGGTAAATGCTGCGGCTAACTCTATTAGTGCTGGGTTCGGTATTGAATACTATAATGCTACTCCACAGATTACAGCATCAGGCACGAATAGTGCTTTAGCTATCTTTACGTTATCAGCTACCCCCATTACGACAGCAGAACAAACAGCTACGATAACAACAATCAACGGTACGGTGGCAGGTACGGCATGGTTATCTACCGCATTAGGCAGAACAACGCTTGATGCAGGTACATGGGAATTTACGGTATATGCAAGTGTGAGTTCAATAGGCGGTGTACAGACTACCATTAATCGTCAGATGTATGCTGCCTTACCGTTCGTAACAGGTACAGTCACTACGACAGGTACAGGTACATCAAGAACAGCTACAGCATCAGCAGGGACACCATTTGCAGTAACAGAAATAACAGCGTCAGCGACTAATACCCTAGCGTCATACTTACAAACCCCACAAGGTCTGTACCAAATTACAGCTAGAACATCTGATACCGTGGTGACGATTTCTACCTTAACTACTTATGTCAATGAGGCAGCGGTAGCAGGTACAGTCTGGAAGTTACTGTTTGCAGGTGGGCAAAGTGCAAACTTAACCACAGCTATCTTGCAGTACAACATTACTACAGTACAACCTGCGTTTACTGTTTCTTTACTGACTAAGTTAGGTGCGATTACTTTTGCAACCTCTACTGGAGTTCGTACAGTAACCACTACTTATAATGGCACATTAAGAAACACGCATATTGCTTCACCATTAGCAGTACTACACAACCAACTTGGCGGCTTGCAAGGCGGTACTGCCAATGAGCTTTATCATTCAACCCTCGCAGAATACACAGGTACAGGTACAGGCGTATTCGCAAGAGCAGCATCGCCCACATTAGTTACTCCAGTTCTTGGTACACCTACAAGCGGTACATTAACAAATTGCACAGGATTACCTAACGGTGG